TGCTCCGTAAGGGTCAGCTGAACGAACAGACGTTTGACGACGACTTTAAAGAATGGCTGTTTGACTACTTCGCTAAGCGCATCGGTGAAAAATGTATGGAGGTTGCTTACGAAGAAATTCACAAGAAAGTACTCGCTGGCGGCGTAAACAAAGCTAACAAGAAAGGCTATCAGGTTATTGATACGGCTTCCACATATGCAACGGTTGATGAAACCAACATTCTCGACGTTCTCGAATTGATGTACAAAGGTTTCTCTTCTGATATGATTAACTCTTATATGGGTCAGACTGACGAAGAGTACAAGCCTGTTATTTACATGAATGCTCGCATGATTCAGCACTATCAAATTGCGATGTCTAAGAAATACACTACTACTCCTGTGGGTATTATCGAGGGTCAGATTCCTGGCTGGATGGGCTTTAAGGTAGAATGTTGGTCGTACCTCGCAGACGGTGAAATTATCATTACGTACCCTGCAAACTTCCTCTTGATTACCGACGACTTTGGCGACGTTAAGGCTTTGCAGTCTGAGTATGAGCCGCTGAAAAATCTCGACCAATTCTACGGTCAGTTCCGTCTTGGTTTCGATATTCGTCGCGAAGACTTGGTGGTGCATAACTTCAAGGGCACGAAAGAAACAAAGACGACTACCACGAAATAACTAATTGATTAATAACTTGGGGAGTTGAAATATACTCCCCTTTTAAATAATATTCTATGCCTTGTTCGGTTAAACTTGGCGACGACCTTGTTCTCGCCTACGACTGTCAAATGGCTTTTGGTGGTATTGAAAAGGTAACTTTCGAGTCTCTTCTTATCGATGAAGCTACCAAACAGCCGCTTGTTACATTTGATATTGAATTTAACAACCACGACGGTTATTCAAACTTCTCGGAAACTAAGACCGCTGACCTCACAGGTATTACTCAGTGCGTGCAGACCTTGCAGCTTGAAATCCCTCGAATGGTATACATGGAGAAAACTGAGAAGTTCTCTAATCCAAATATGCGCTTTAAAGTCACCGTGACTAATAAGGCGAAGAAACAGATTATTATCGGGTCTGAATACGGTGCGCAGGTTAAGAGCGACAACGCTCAGTCGGGTGCGTCACGTGGTGATAAGTCTATGATTCAGCTCGAAATTGTAGCAGAAGAAAACTCACTTGCAATTATTAAAGGTTAATTATGGGATGTAATTTTAAAGACCTCTATAAAGGACTTTCAAACGTAGCTCTGAATTGTAATGCACCCACAGGCGGTGTAACTAAGATTGAGCTTGCGGATTGGATTGAGGGCGGTTATAGTAATGTAACTAAATGGCTTGATGTTAACTACAACAATCAAGACAAGACTACTAACTATGTTGAGGCTCTCACGAACAACGATAACGGCTCTTCTGTTGTAACGCAGACGTTGACCGTTTTCTTTGCAGGTTATAACGAACAGACACGCGAAACGCTTGATACAATTTGTAATCCTAACGTTAAACTTCTTGCTCGAATTACTCTTGCAGACGGCAATCAAGTTATTATGGGAGAAGAGTTTGGAGCGGTATGTACGCAAGTACAGTCAAGCACAGGTGCAGGAACAACCGACTCACAGGGTTATACAGCTACGTTCACCGCAGAAGAAGCATCGCATGGTCAAGTTATCGTGAATAACGAACTCGATACTACCACTAAGGTTTTTGAATAATGAATAGCTAATGGCTATTTTATTAATGGCTATCTATTGATTTAGGTAGCCATTATTTTTTTTATTACACTATTATATATGATACAGATAAATAAAAAAAGATTTTGCACTATTACGACTACTCTTGGTGTGTATGATGATACGCAAACAATTGAGTATAATAAAGTAAAAGTCAAGAAAATCATCAACGGAAAGAAATGGATTGACGTTCCTATTAATGATTTAGTTTTTAATAGATGTAGCAATACGTTTGATATATCGGTAACATTTCCCGAACTGTCAAGCGGTGAGTATGTATTAAAATTCTATTCTAAGGACTTCAATACTGTTTACACAACTCTTGCAAACGTATTATGAAGAATTTATTTAGCAAAGCAATAGGAGAGGGCGTTAAACGCATCAAGAACTCCTTTGCAGCATCAAATTTGGAAGTGTCGACTACATGGTCTGACGGTGACTTGAACCCTGCGGTAGAGAGTGCATACACCGCCAACTACACACCAAAAGTCGGCAAGATTGACAGTTACGACTATATCAAATATGGCTCTGATGATAAACTTGACCTTGTATATGATGCTCTTCTTTATCAAAGCGCAACACACTCTGGCATCTTATCTAAGAAAGCAAAAATGGTCGCAGGAAACGAGCTTATTGTCGAGGGCGAAGAATCACTTGGCGATGAAACCTCAACAGAGTTTCTTGAATGGAGTGCTTTTAAACAACGCGCTGGAGGTACAGGTAGAACTCTTTACGACGTTATTAAGCGAGCTGCTTACTTTTACGAAAAAGACGGTGGTGTTGGTCTTGACGTTACTTACGACGCTGGCTTTAACGCTATTATTTCTATTAAGGTTATTTCTCAGCAAAATCTTCGATGTGGGCTGCCAGATAATAAGACTAATGAAGTAAACTACTACGTAACACGCACTTGTGGCTTTAAACGAGGTACCTCAAAGGCTATCCCTATCAAAGAAGAGAAGATTGACGCATTTGACCCACTCAACGAATCTTCTGTACGTCAATTCTACTATATCAAAAATCCTATGTCAAGCTCCGAATATTATGGTATTCCAAATTATCTTGGTGCGTACTACTTTATCGCGGCTGACTTTGAGTTTGGTAAGACGATTTTCAATTCTGCGAGAAACGGATTTAGTCCTAAATTTATTGCTACGTTTATCGGACGCAATATGAGTGTTGACGAAAAGAGAACGGAAGCCGAAAAGTTCAAGAATAACTTTCAGGGTAGTGACGGTGAGCAAGTCATGATTTCTTGGATTAAGAAAAAGGATGATGCTCCCGACTTCCATATGATTGAAACGCAGAATCTCGATAAGATGATTGACGTTATGGCACAGCTTAATGACGCTAAGATTTTGACAGCCCACAATGTTACTTCGCCAACACTTTTCGGTATCATGGTAGCAGGTAAACTTGGCGGCACAGGTAATGAACTTCAAACGGCATACGAACTCTTCCGAGTGACCGAAACTCTTCCTACACGAGAACTTATCATGAGTGCATTTCAAGCTATTATTGATAAGTGTCCTAAGTATAAAGAATTAGAAATGAAACTTACTATTAAGGATGTGGAAATCGACTTTGGCACAAAGAATACACAGGCTGAGGGGGATAGTGAAGATTCCGAAAGTGAGCCTGCAAAGACCGAGCCAAAAGCAACCTCTAAATCAAATAAGAAATGACATTAGTAATTGACGATTCTTACTTTAAGGAAAATTATCCTCTTCCATTTCAAGTAGACACAAAACGCCTTGCTGCCGTTATATCTATGACACAGCGTATTGAGTTGCGTAGCATCTTGGGTGATAGTTTTTATCAAACTATGTTGTATCACCTCGAAGATGAAACACAATTTCCAGAAATGGCGGATGCTATGGAGGAGATTAGACTGCTTCATACGTTGTATGTTGCACGAGCTTTGTTTACTACTTACTACAAAGACGGAGATTCAAATACAAGAGAATACAACATTTCCTATCTTGACGGAAGTATCAAGACGCAAGAATCTTTTGTTATTAACTCTATTGTTGGCAATTCTGAACTTTATGGTATAGCATCAGACTCTACAGACAACGTATTTGACGACGACGCAGATTCATATAATACATTATATTATCCGAGCTAATGGAAAAAGAGTCATTAATTAATAAGATAGAACTTATCAATAAGAAAATAGAGCTTAGAGATAAAAAGATAAAAGAGCTTGAAGAAAAGCTTGATTCTTTTATTGCACATTTTGACAAGTTAGTTATTAAATACTTTGATAATAAATGATTACTTACGCAAACAACCGAGCCGCATTACTTACGTCGAGGGCAGTGGAGATTCTTCCAGATGAAATGGAAGAGTACATAACTGAGCAAGAGCGGTCTACTATTTATAGGGGGTCTGACTTTGTTGGACTTATCTATTTTAAAGACCTGTCTTTGTTCAATATTGCATACTTGAAGATTATTGTTTTTACACAAGAAAATGACGCATCTATTGTATACGAGTATCATATTGGAACACCCGAAGATGCTTTTAGTTCAGAAACAGGCGGTCTGCTTGTTAAGAGCCATAACACTCTTATTGTTGTTATTCCGTCTGACAAATTAAAACATTTAATGGACGGAGATATTGTCTATTCGCTTAACATCGGTATCACGAGTGATATGTTCCCAGATGCTTTGCAGGATAAGATTGTTAGAGGAGATTTTAAAGCTACACTTGAAACTATTAATATATGAGTGAATTAATTACAATAAATGGCGCTGATATTGTTAGCGGAAGCCTTGGTGGTGTTATCGACGGAACAGACCTTTATCCTAATGGCTTTGCTACAATTGGAGGCGTATTTAACGGCAAAGTCACATATCTGCCAGACAATAGCGACACTGACCTTAGCGATTATGATATTGAGGTTATCGCAAAACGAGCTGTCGGAATGATGGTTATTATTGATAATCTCGAATCTGATAACGCACGTGAACTTTTGTCTGCCAACATGGGTCGCGTTTTGAACGAAGAGCTTCAAGCTCACGCTACGAACGGAGAGATTCATGTTACGCAATCGCAGAAAGATAAATGGGAAAAGGTCTACGAGGATTTCTATTCTATCTATGAAGAGAATAAAAACGGTGTTGTAGATAAGATTCAAGAGGTTTTAAAAGTGTTTGAGGATTTTCCGTCAGACACAAATCTTGCATCTACCATTGAATATATCGTAGAAGAGTTGCTTTGCTTAAACCAGACTATTGGTGATATTAAAAGCAATATAACAAATATCAAAACAACTCTTGACGGCAAGGTTAACATCTCTGATTGGTCTGACAAAAACTTTGAGATTGAACAAAAGATAGAGGCAGTAGACAGTAAGGGTGTTGCACTTGGCGAAACGTCTGATACAGCATATGCAGGCAACAAAGGAAAGGAACTTGCTGACAGAGTAGATGCCATTGATGCTCTCTTAGAGGACGGTGTCGGAAAGATTCAGGGTATTACAGTTAACGGAGAAGAAGCCGAGATTGATGATGATGGTATAGTTAATATCAAATTCAACTCAGTAGAGATTGACGACTCTCTTGATACTGAATCTACTAACGCTATTCAAAACTCTGTTGTTGCCACAAAGTTTGAGCAGATTGAAGCGAACACCCTTGAAGGCAGCGACGTAGAGATTGACGAAGAGAACAATCTTGTTACCGTCAAGCTTATGGGTAAGAAAGATGTTATTACAGAATTTACTATCCCTGCTGGTTCGGGAGGCGGTGGCGGCGGTGAAAGCACTACCGCAAAAGTAGTTCTTAATGCATCTGTATCAAAGTCTATTATTAAAGAGGGCGGCTCTTCTGTCTTGACCTACTTCTACGACCACCAATATTCATCGGGCGAAGATGCAGGTATGTCAACAGGGCAGAAAGGTACTATTTCGATTGAAGTTAAGCTCGGTACTCTTGTTTTATACTCGGAAACATTGACGGATGTTGCGGCAGGTACTTATACTCTTGACTTGACTAAATACCTTAGTGTTGGTACTGTTGAAATTTACCTTAAAGCTACGGCGTTAAATCCACTCACAGATAAGACACAAAGCAAACAGTCGTACGTCACTATCAAAGTCTTGCAGCTTGACTTATCTACTACGTATAATATCTACAACTCGGTAGCGGACGGAGGTTATGCAAATGACGCAACAATGACTATCCCATATACCATTAAGGGTTCGGGTAGTAAATTGATTACGCTTTCTGTTGACGGAAAACAGTATGATACGGCACAGGTAAACCGAAGCGGTACTACTAATGGGTCTTTCTCCGTTTCAATGAACGGTCTTGCTATCGGCAAGCATACAGCGTTTATGCAAGCGGTAGTAGAGCAAGGTACGTCGGATGAGCTTTTGTCTGACGGCATTTATATCGAGTTCTTTAAAACAGGTTTGTCTACTCCTTTGATTGCATATATGATGTCTGGCGAATCACAGACTGAGGCAAGCAAGATTTTTGTAGAACAATACCAACAGTATAGCTTTGATTATGCCGTGTATGACCCTAACAATGTTACGGCTACTCTTTATATTGACGACAAGTCGTTAAGCGTTTCTCGACGAAAACAAAGCTATTCTGGACGAAGCAAAACGGCAGGTGACTTTACTATCGTGTTTAAGTGTGAGGATTATTCATCTAACGTATATCTCGCTGTCGAGGCTTCTTCTGTTGATATTGTAGATACTACTTACGGTATTACATTAGACCTTAACGCTGAGGGTAGAAGCAATAGTGAGGCTACCAAAAATACTTGGGTCTACAATGGATATGAATGTAAGTTTTCGGGGTTCGATTGGAGTTCTGACGGTTGGGACGGTGAATCAATTACGATTAAAAATGGAGCTTCTATTGAAATTCCTTATTATGTATTTGCAAAAGATGCCTCTACGAGCGGAGCTACAATTGAACTTGAATATATGACCTCTAATGCTTCCGACAAGGATGAGGCTCTTATCTCTTGCTATGCTAATAACGTAGGGTTTGAAGTAACGGCAGAAAAGGCTTCTCTTTATTCTGGGTCTACAAAAGAGGTAGAAGACGACGACGGCAACAAGACTGTTCAGCCTGTTGGTGTAGGTCGTCAGTATGGTGAGGATGAATGGAATAGAGCAACCTTTGTTCTCGGAAAGAAAACCGAGGGTCGACTTATGGAGCTTTATGTAAACGGTTATCGAGTTGCAGCTGACGTTTATAATAGCTCAGATATTTTCCAAATAGAAGATAACGAACCAATCCGTATCACGGCTTCAAAAGCTAATCTCAAAGTTAGAAACGTTCGCGTATATGAACGACCACTTTCTGACCGTGAAGTGCTTGACAACTATATATACTCTCGCACAGATACGGAAGAGATGATTAATCTCTACAACGAGAATAATATCAATAATGACGACGAAACGGTTTCTTTTGAAGCATTAAGAGCGCAAGGCAAGTCTGTTATCCGTTTTATTAGAGCAGGTGGTCTTGAACCTGTTAACGCTGAGAATAACAAAAAGACTGACTTCCTTTGCGATGTTATTCAGATTTGGATGCCAGACGGTAGATACATTGAATTGCGTAATGTGAATATTCGTATTCAAGGTACGTCGTCTACAAAATATCCGTCGAAGAACTACCGTATTTATGTAGCAAAAGGACAAGAGCCAGAACTTTGGATTGACGGCGAACTGCAAGACGTTAACGCCTTTGCTCTTCTCGACGGACAGCCTCTTGCTACGGTGTTCTGTGCTAAGGCGGACTACTCGGACGCATCTATGACACAGAATACAGGTGGTGCTCTTCTTTGGGATAAGGTTTGTAAGGCTCTTAAATGGACCACCCCTGCACAGAAGCGAGATAAGAATAAGCGCAATGCTATCTACGGTTTCCCTGTCGATGTGTTTGCTTCCGAAACAGAAATTGATACTCCTGTTTACTACGGACAGTATAACCTCAATAATGATAAGTCGGATTGGTATGACTTGCTTGGTTTGACTGACGAAGAGAACGAATTGCCTATTGCTCTCGAAATGTTGAACAATATGCAACCTCTTTGTTTGTTTCAGTCCGAGCTTGGTCTTAGCGACCAATTCAATGCACAGTTCGAGGACGCTCTTGAATTCAACTATCCAAAAGATATGACTTGGGCGGATGTAGATGAAGACAGAAGAAATGCTATCCTTAGATTTTGGGGTTGGATTAGAGATTGCGCTCCTACTGAGCCAGACTATGATAACCTTAGCACTTTCATCTCGCAGAAGTTTAAAGACGAATATAAAGATTATATCGACCCTAACTTAACTCTTGGTTGGTATTGCTTTACAGAGCTTCATGGCATGGTCGACCAACGTGTTAAGAATACTATTTGGCATACGTTTGACGGTAAGATTTGGGGTGTGTTCTATTACGACGGTGACACCCAGATGGGTGACAGAAATGACTCTATGCTCGCTTACGACTACTTGATGAGTAGAGATACTTGGGATTCTGAGAAATCTAAATATGCGTTTGAGGGTCACGACTCTGTACTTTGGTGTCTTATTCTTGCTAACCTCGAAGATGAGCTTAAAGATAAAATGGACACGCTTAGAACACAGCTTAGCAAAGAGCTTGTATATCAGATTTTCGAAGAACAGATTTCTGACAATTGGTGTGCTACTACGTACAACAAGTCTGGCGAAATGAAGTACATTAAGCCGCAGACTGAGGGCGTTACCATCAACGGTAATGTGGTTAAATATCCGTATATCTACGCTTTGAAAGGTGATAAGAAAGCGTTCCGTCATTGGTATCTCGATAACCGATATATGTATATTGACGCCAAATACAATACAGCCGCTTTCCGTTCGGATAACATTGATATGTACCTCACGCGAAAAGCTACAGACACAATGGACTTTTTGAGAATTACGGCGTCTGAGCGTTACTTCTTTGGTTACGGCACGAACAATGCTCCTTACCTTTTCCCTGCGGTAGAGGCAGATACGGATGAAGTTGTAACGATGAGCTTCTCGGCAGCATACACAGTTAACGACCCTATTCGTGTTTACGGTGCAAGCCGAATTAAAATCCTCGACTTGACAGACCTTGCGGATATTATCACAGGCGACATCAACCTTAACAAGTGTACGGCTCTCGAAGAGATTGATGCTTCTACAGATGCAGTTGGCGGTGTTTATTCGTCGGGTTGGTGCTTGGTATTGGACAACTGTTCTAAGCTTACAAGGGT